CCATATTCTTTAGGTAGGCGTCCGCTACCTCAACATCAAGGTGGCTGTTGGCTAAATCTTCTCTAAAGTCTAACCAGCTGGATAGGTCGAACCCGTCGCAATTGCTGGCGTAGAAGTGGCGCGCGATGCCCTCAACGTCCGCGCATAGCACCTCATCGATGCCGTCGGCGTCCATGCCCAAGCGTTCGCCCAGTTGCGCTTTTATCTCGTCCCAGTCGCTGATGTCGTCTAGGTCAATCCATGCGCCCTTAGTCGGGATGCCGTCCACGTAGAAAAACGCGCTCGTGTCTGATGTCTTGCTGGCTTGTGTTAGGTTCATTTGATTTCCTTTGCATTAAAAGTTGTTAAAACTAAATTTTTGAAAGTGACGAACTGCTGGCGCGCTTGGCGCTTGGCTGTTGCCTCTTGTAATTTCCGATCGTGGAGTGTTCGCTTGATGGCTAAAAAATAACAATCTTTGCGGGCGCTCTTTTGGATAAGCTGGCTCATGCGTTCACCCATTCCGCGCCAATCACTGAAGGGAAAAACTCGCGCGATGCTCTGCTGTCGTCCAGCTGGATATATACGCGCCCCGTGCTTGATGGCTTATGAGGCTCTGCCATGCCTAAAAGGATGGCGCGCTCACCTCTGAAGGTTTCCACAATGTCGCCCAGCTGAGCGGGTGCGCCCGTCTTGGTGTAAATTAGTTTCATTTATACGAACTCCTCATTTTTGATAAAAAGAAAAACGCCGATTGAAAGCTCAACAGCGCCGATGATGAAATTTGCCCAAATAGCGGTCAGGTTGTCGGGCGTCCCCATAATGAAGGCAACGCACGCGAACAAGTGAACCAAGCCCATAATTAAAAACATAAAACCCCCTTTAAGCCATATAGCGGAAGTAATCCGCATCGTTTGAAAAATAGCGCTCGACGCGGTTCTCGTCCTCGCGCACCTTGCCCGTGCCTTGGCATACCTCGCACTCGTCGTCGTATGCCCCGCCCATGTAGGCGTCCATTTCGTCGTCCGTCCAGTCGTCGCGAGAGATAACGCCCAAGCGCTTAGAGTGTGCGCCCTCGCCGTCGCAGTTGGCGCATATGCACCATTTCGCGCGCATCGCTGGCGCTGGGTCGCCGTTCACCTCGCGCACCTTCGCGTCGATGGCTTCTTGTGTGTCATCCGTGCCAATGATGCGGAAATCGCTCTTTTTGTAAAAGCGGTCGAAGTCCATGCAATACGAACCAACAAGGGAATCAATCTCGCCCTCGACAGTTTCGCGGTCAAAGTCGCCGAACTCAGGTGACCAGCGCACCAAGCCATTCGCGCCCATTTGCTTAATTAGTAATGTGTAGTATTTCAACGTGAACCCCTTATAATATAAGGCTTGCGCCTGATTAAACATGAATAAATAAAAACATAACACCTATATGATGCGCTCATTCATGTGTGCGTGCAAGCCCCTAAAGTTTAGTCAGGTATTACGATCGTGGTGAGTGCAAAAAAGCCCGCCATTTTCTTAGCTGGTTCAGCTGGTCATATGATGGATACATAGGGGGTAAATACTCTCGCGCTCTCAATTGTGGATTTTTGCACCCGTGCGCGTTCGGGTGTATCTTTTGCACATTCTCGTTTTGTTCCCGTCCAGCTGGATAGTCCAAAACGTTCAACATAACCTTAAGCGCGCGCAATCTTTTACATATGGCAAAACTAACAAGGAAGCAGATAAAGGAAGGACTAAAGACAGTCCCGATGGATACTCTGCTACTAGGCGTAAAGACTTCGGACGCATTAACACCCAAGCAAAGAGAATACGCCCGCAATGTCGCACTAGGCAAAACTAAAGCCGATGCGTATAGAGAGGCATACAACACCAAAGGGAAGAGCGGAACTGTAGGAACTGAAGTAGCCCGCCTGAGTAAGAACCCGAGCGTCGCCCTCGAGATTGAGGCTTATAGGGAGGCAATAGAGGCTGAGAAACATCGAACCCCCGCACAGTTGAGGGCGCTGGTAATCCATCAGCTAACCAAAATGGCACTAAACGACAACGTGAACGACGCCCAGCGCATCAAATCACTAGAGTTATTGGGTAAGGTTGCCGAGGTTGGCGCGTTCGTGGACAGAAAAGAAACCACAGTAATAAATCACAGCGCAGACATACGGGCGCGCCTGATGGCTCAGCTCAAGACTATCACTGCTGGGAGTATCACAGAGGTGCAGAGCGATGACAGCGCGGACTCACTGCTGGCAGAGATACAAAGCGCCAAGCCAGCCGATGCAGAATCAGAACTCAGCGACCCCACCACAGGGGCAACCCCCCAAAATGACCCGTCATCGTGTGACGAATATACGCATAGTGTTTCACTCATTCAATCCCCACCCGAATCCAATGTTAGTGACCACTCCGTGAAATCGTCCTCCCAAGTCATTGATTCTCTTGAGGAAAAAAAGTGTACTGAAACAAGTTACAGTACTCCACAGGAAAACACCCCCCATGATGATGTGAAAACAGAGGGGGTGGGGGTAGTAAAAATTTCAGAAAGTGAAGAGTCGGAGTCCGGCGCGACACCCCCCGTCAACACTTGGAATGAAAAGGGGTAGGGGGTATGACACCACGCCAAAAAGAAATCTTCTTAGTGATTGATGAATGGTGGATCAAATATGGGTTTGGTCCGTCGATAGATGACATCATGTATATCACTGGAGATAAGAGTAGAGGTAATGTTCACAGGATCATTGAGTGCCTATGTAAGATTGGGGCATGTAAGAAGGTGAAGGATCGAGCGCGCAGTGTGCGTCCGACTTATATAAAGTTTAAGAACATAGAATGAATTTATCTGAGATTGCAAAGAACATAGAACAGCTACCTGCCCATGAGCAGGAGGAGTTGTTGAAGATGCTTTCAGACTATGAATCTAGTTTGAAGCGCGAGCAGGCTCAGACCGATTTTTTAAAATTCGCGCACGAGATGTGGCCTGGCTTTATTGATGGAAGACATCATAGAGTTATGGCGAAGAAGTTCCAAGAGATCGCAGAAGGCAAGATTAAGAGATTAATTATTAATATGCCACCGCGACATACGAAGTCTGAGTTCGCCAGCTATATGCTACCAGCTTGGTACTTGGGTAAGTTCCCCAATAGAAAGATCATTCAGTGTTCTAACACGGCTGAACTTGCGGTTGGCTTTGGTCGTAAGGTGCGTAACTTAGTAGACTCAGAAGCTTACTCTAGGGTTTTCCCGAATGTTCATTTGAAATCAGACTCAAAGGCGGCGGGGCGCTGGGGTACCAGTGGTGGCGGAGATTACTTCGCTATTGGTGTGGGTGGTACGGTGACTGGTAAGGGCGCGGACTTGTTGATTATTGACGATCCACATTCTGAACAAGAGGCGGCATTAGCGTCTACTGACCCATCAGTGTTTGATAAGGTGTATGAATGGTATACATCTGGTCCACGTCAGCGTTTACAGCCAGGCGGATCAATCATTGTGGTGATGACGCGGTGGTCTAAGCGTGATTTGACAGGCAAAATCCTTCAGGCGGCCATGGAGCGCGAGGGCGAGGAATGGGAAATCATCGACTTTCCAGCAATTTTGCCGTCTGGCAACCCACTTTGGCCTGAGTTTTGGCCATTACCTGAATTAGAGGCGCTTAGAAACGAACTTCCATTGTCTAAATGGAACGCTCAGTACATGCAACAGCCCACTTCTGAGTCCGGCGCGATTGTTAAGAGAGAGTGGTGGAAGGAATGGGAAGGTGATAACCCACCAGTTTGTGAATTTATCATCCAAAGTTGGGATACGGCGTTCACAAAGAATGAAAGGTCTGACTATTCTGCGTGTACAACGTGGGGTGTTTTCTATTTGAACGAAAATCCTGACGACGCGAACATCATTTTGCTGGATGCCTTCAAACGACGCATGGAATTTCCAGAGTTGAAAGACACGGCCTACAGACATTACATGGAATATGAACCAGATGCGTTCATTGTTGAAGCAAAAGCTTCAGGCGCCCCATTAATTTTTGAATTAAGACGCATGGGAATACCTGTTTCAGAGTTTACGCCAAGCCGTGGCAATGATAAGATAGCCCGTATCAATTCTGTGTCCGATTTATTTGCTTCTGGAAAAGTTTGGGCGCCGAGAACTAGATGGGCTGAGGAGGTGATGGAGGAGATGGCAGCATTTCCAAACTCTGATCACGACGACTTAGTTGACTCAAGTACTCAAGCGCTGATTCGTTTTAGAAAAGGTGGCTTTATAAGGTTGGATACTGACGAAAAGGATGATATTGTGTCATTCAGACGTAAAGCTGCATACTATTAAGGAAATATATGGCTATCGATAAAGGTTTATACCAAGCCCCAGTGGGATTAGAAGAATTAGCTCAAGCTGAGCCAGAGATTGAGATTGAAATCGAAGATCCAGAATCTGTGAGCATTGGTATTGACGGCATGGAAATCCAGTTTGGCAAAGAACCTGAAACAGCAGAAGACTTTGACGCAAACTTAGCTGAGTACATGAGCGAAAGAGACCTTGCAGAATTGGTTGGCGATTTAATTTCAGACTTTGAAGATGACGTTAACTCACGCAAAGACTGGATGCAGACTTATGTAGACGGACTAGAGCTACTAGGTCTAAAGATTGAAGAGCGCACAGAACCATGGGAAGGCGCATGCGGTGTTTACCACCCACTATTAACAGAGGCGCTGGTAAAGTTCCAAGCCGAAACAATCATGGAAACATTCCCAGCTGCTGGTCCTGTAAAGACGCAGATCATTGGTAAAGAAACTCCAGAAAAGAAAGATGCAGCGGTTCGTGTTCAAGATGACATGAACTACCAGATCACAGACGTGATGACTGAGTTCCGTCCTGAGCATGAGCGCATGATTTGGGGCTTAGGTCTAGCAGGTAACGCGTTCAAGAAAGTCTATTACGATCCATCATTAGAGCGCCAAGTATCAATGTTCATCCCAGCTGAGGATGTAGTAGTCCCGTACGGCGTGTCTAACCTACAGTCTAGCCCGCGCGTAACTCATGTGATGCGCAAGACTGAGAATGAGATTAAGCGTTTGCAAGTTGCTGGTTTCTATAGAGATATAGAACTTGGCCCACCAAACGACAGTCTTGATGATGTAGAGAAAAAGATTGCTGAAAAGATGGGCTTCTCTGCCACGCAGGATGACCGCTATAAGTTATTGGAAATGCACGTTGAGATGGACTTGCCAGGCTTCGAAGACGAAGACGGCATCGCTCTTCCATATGTAATTACTATTGAAAAGGGAACGCAGAATGTTTTGTCTATCAGACGCAATTGGCACCCTGAAGACAAAAATAAACAGAAGCGTAACCACTTTGTTCACTATGGATACGTGCCTGGTTTTGGTTTTTACTGCTTTGGTCTTATTCACCTTGTGGGCGCTTTTGCTAAGTCTGGCACTTCTCTCATCAGACAGCTTGTAGACGCTGGCACATTAAGCAATTTACCTGGTGGTTTCAAGACACGCGGCGCAAGAATCAAGGGCGATGATACACCAATCTCCCCAGGCGAGTTCCGCGACATGGACGTTCCATCTGGAACTCTAAAAGACAACTTGATGCCTCTTCCATACAAAGAACCAAGCCAAGTTTTGTATAGCTTGCTAGGTACTATTGTTGAAGAAGGCCGTCGTTTTGCTTCTGCTGCCGACATGAAGGTTGCAGACATGAGCGCCAACTCACCAGTTGGTTCTACATTGGCAATCCTTGAGCGCACATTGAAAGTGATGTCTGCCGTTCAAGCCCGTATCCACTACAGCTTCAAGCAAGAGATTGGTTTGTTGCGCGACATCATCCGTGATTACACGCCAGACGAATACAACTATGAGCCAGTAGAAGGCACACGCAAAGCCAAGCGCTCTGATTATGACTTAGTGACAGTTATTCCAGTCAGCGATCCAAACGCCGCAACAATGGCGCAGAAGATTGTTCAGTATCAGGCTGTATTGCAATTGGCATCACAGGCGCCACAGTTATACGACATGGCCACATTGCACCGCCAGATGCTAGAAGTATTGGGCATTAAGAACGCTGAGAAGCTAATTACTTTGGATGAAGACCATAAGCCAAAAGACCCAATCTCAGAGAACATGGATGCTATCAATAACAAACCTTTGAAAGCTTTTATCTATCAAGACCACGATGCTCACTTAACAGCGCATCAATCATTCATGCAAGACCCACAGACTGCAGCGCTTATTGGTCAAAGCCCGATGGCTAACCAGATCAGCGCGGCAATGCAGGCTCACATGGCAGAACACTATGCGTTCAAGTATCGCCAGATGATTGAGCAACAGATGGGCGCCCCATTACCTAAACCAGATGAAGAGTTGCCAGAAGAATACGAGTTGCAGATTTCTCGTTTGGTTGCTCAGGCATCTCAACAGGTATTACAGAACAATCAGCAACAGGCTGCACAACAGCAGATTCAGCAACAGCAACAGGATCCGATCATCCAGATGCAGATGCAAGAGTTGCAGATTAAGGATAAGGAAGTCGAACGCAAGGCCGCTAAGGACGCGGTGGACGCACAGCTCAAGCGTGAGCAGTTGGCCATTGAAGACAAGCGCATTGATGTTCAAGCTGACCTTGAAGAGTCCAAGTTACTTGCGAAGATGAACAAGGACGAAGATGAGTCACTTTTTAAGAAAGAATCAGAGGCGGTAAGAATACTAAGAGGTAAATAATGGCCACGAGTGCTTTAGATGTATTAGTAATGAATTTGGACGAAAAAATCCAACAACTCCAAGACTACACAGCCTCCGGAAGGGCTGCGTCATTCGAGGAGTACAAAGGAACCTGCGGTGAGATCAGGGGTCTGCTGACCGCTAGGGGATACGTATTAGACCTCAAACAAAGAATGGAGAACTCTGACGATGAGTAACCAAGTAGACTTAAGCCAAGCGGTAGATCTAAACGCCGTATTGAATAAGTCGCAGGAAGAAAAGGCAACACAACTCCCAAAACCA